ATCGTCACTCAAGAAACTTGCAATATATAATGATTTTTTATTCCATTTACTTCTACTCAACTTGGCACACCTGCCTCTGCTGGTGGCAATTCATTTAATAAATCTTGTGAAATACCTGCCCTAGCATATGTTTCACTTAAACCATTTTCTGAATAAGATGTTAAGTTTTCATCTCCTGCTAGATTATATAGTTCAATAGCACATTTTGTTTGCCAGTCTATTGCTCTTTCACATTTGGTTTGCCAATTCTTTGCATGTTCATCTGGCAATTCTGTCATTTCTCTATATCTATAAGGATAAACTAGCCTAAGATAACGAAATTTAGCATCTTCAAGACAATCTTTAAAATCATCATCAAAACTATTATTTGAACTATCTTTGAGTATTTTTCTTCTCATTTTTTCTAACTGTTTTTCTTCTGTTATCATGGACTAGTCCTCCTTTCTTATTAATTTTCTGGTTTATTACCTTCTGGTTTTGCTCCACTAGGTTTTGTCTGACCCTTTTTAGCTTCCGCTTCCGCTTCCATTTCCGCTTTTACTTCTGCTTTTAATTCTTCTCTTAGTTCTGCTTCTTTTTTTGCCTTGGCTTCTGCTAATTCTTTCTCATATTTCTCTTTGTCAAAGCAATATGGTTCATTGTCTTTTATGTTGAACTTAACAAGTATTTCATTTATTGTGTATACATTATAAGTCTTTGGTAGGTCTTTTGGCTGACCTACCTTTTCTATCCCTTTTTCTTTTGATATATTTACTGGAAATATCTTATCATTTTCAACTATATATACTTTGTTATCAATTATTGTAAACATACTCTGTTTCCTCCTTATCCATTAGTTATAAGTTTTGCCATTGGTATTGTTTTATGTGGCATTTTTCTTGTCCAGCTTGCACTATCAAATAATTCAGTATCATTATAGATAAGTTTCTTTGTTGCTGGTTCAAAGCTAAATCCGTTTGGGTGTAAAGCTTCTGTTACTCTTGTAATAAGAGTATCTTGTCCACCATTTTTAGTTGGCTCTCTCATAGCTTCTACTGGATAACTTTGATTTCCTTTACCCATTAAAATACTTCCTGTTCCCAATAGATAAGTTGTATATTCTTTCTCTCCTGTTGCTGTTGCACTATCAGCTACTGGCATACCATCATCTACTATTACTAATTTACCATTATAATCAGCAATAGATAATGTACTTGTTATTCCTCTTGGGTCAGTATATTTTCTATACTCTAATAATTGTAAGTTTTCTAATGTTTTTGCAACGTCTGAGTGCATTACTGCCATTGCAAAACTATCTTTATGGTCTCCTAATGCTTTTGTTATTGCGTCATTAAGAGTTGTTGCTCCAATTTTATTGGCATCTGTTACACTTGAACCAGTTGTTGCAACATTATAAATATGTTGTGATAATTCTGCATCTCCTGTAATTCCAAAGACACCATTTAATAATTTTATAATTTGTCTTTGTCTATATTTGTTCCAATATTTTGCAACTCTACTTATAATATGTCCCATTGGGTCTGCTCCTTGAACATCATTGATAAAATCTCTTGCTGTCCAAGCTTTCATTCTCTTATAAGCTGAACCACTTTGTGTGTCACCTTCAATTTCACTTGTTGTGATATCTGTTTTACCATCATTTACTTGTGGGTCATTGCTATCAATATCCTTTAAAAATGGTATTGTATATTGCAACCCTGCTCCTTGTAAGTTTGCTGTTAATTCAGCACTGTTTACTACTGCACCACTTTCTAATAGTGCTGTTAATACTGGGTCTGGTTCTGTTCCCCATCTATTAACGAAAATTTCCTCATCGAATGGAATACCTAAATATGTTCCTGCCCTTCGACATTACCTCCTTTAATTAAATAATTGTTTATACCCTTCTGGGTTTTCTATTTTAAATTTTACTTGTTCGTTGTAGCTTAGTTTAGAGAATTTGTCCTTTGTCATAGTCTTGTCCGCTTCTCCACCTTTTGGTTTAGGTGTATCATTTATTAGTTCTTCTCTAATTTTAGCTTCTGTTGCCTCTTTTTGTTTAGTTATAGTATCAACTAAATTTGTTGCTAACATTTTTGTAGCTTCAATATCTTCGCTTGAAATACCTTTTACTAAACTTTCTAATTCTTTATCATCAGTTACTACTTTTGATAAGATTTTTTCTGCTTGAATTTGACTTCTTTCTATTGCTAAATCTCTTTTCGTATTTGCAATATCATCTAATTCTTTTTGCTTTTTTTGGTCATCTGTTAATTGTGAGTTTTTATATCCTTCTATTTCTGTATTTTGATTTTTTACAGTATCTTTTAACTCTTTATTTTCTTTTTTTACTGTTGATACATCATCAGTGTATTTTTTAAAAGGTACATAATTATCTCCAATTAACTTTTTAATAGCTTCTGTTTTTGCATTGCTATCCAATTCATCATTTCCTAATACATTGCTTAGTTCTTCATCCATTGACTTGTCCTTTCTCACTTAAACCGTTTTTTACCGTGCCGTCCACGTATTGTAAGTGGCTAACATTTAACCCTCGTTAGCTGAGATGTTTTTATTTATACTTTGATTTTCCTTTTTCTTTGTTTTATCATCTGTTTTGATGTCACCGATATTTGTGTCGTTACCATCTCCTATAACATTTGATACTTCTTTTTTCCAAAGGTCATCTCCATAATATTCTTTTGCCTTTTCAAATACCTCGTTAGGGTCATTGAATAATCCAATAACCGTAAATGCTATATCTGGTGGACATTGTGCATTCATTAAATTCATAAGTGCTTGTGTTTTTACTAATATGTTGTCTGATTTATTTCTTGTAAATTTAATATCTATATCACTTAATTTTAAACCTTTTAAGTTTTCTGATTTGCCTTTTAGTTTTTCATTACATATATTTAAAATTAACTTTAAAAACTGTCTTTCAGGCTTTTTGAATGAAAGTTCGTCTTGTTTTGCCCTTTCATCAGCCATAGTCCAACCTTCTCCAAGTAATCTAGCTTGTCCTGTATCTCCTCCAGAAGGTTTATCATTTAATCTTGGAATACCTACTATTGTTAATACATCATTGTATATTCCATCTTTATATGATTTAACTTGTGAGTTATCCATCTTTTGACCTAGTAATTTAATATCTGCTGGTTTTCCGTGGGTCTGATGTACTTATTTCTACTGCTCCAAGTTTTATTATTTCTTTATGTCTATCTATGTCTATTTGCTGATTTACATATACTAATAAACTTTGTACAAATTGCTCTATATCATCTAATTCATTACTTGTTATTCTGTTTATTGCATTTAATTGTGATATTACTAACTCTATAAGTCCAATTCTATTTTTATTTAAAGGATATTCTATAATTCTAAAGCCTTTAATTTGTAACGGATATGGGTTAGGCAATTTCTTTTTAAATTTTCCTAATACTTTTTTATGTAATGGTTTTAGTTGTAATTGACCAAATTGTGTAGTTAATACCATTATTTTATCTTCGCAATAAATTGTATACTCTTGATACTCTGCTATTTGTGGTGTATCTTGTGTAGTTATCATTTGAGTAAAGTTTTGTATATAGAATGAAAATAATTGCTCTTCTGTTATTCCTGTGCTATATACTACTCCTGTTCTTTTTGGGTCTGGTGTAGATATTTCAAAAGGTGCTTCGTCTTCATCTTCTGGACTATCTTGGTCAGCCCATCTATAACCTGTACCTATTTTATACCACCACTCTGCTAGTTCTTTATCCTTACTAGATTTATCTTCACTTTCCATAAACTTATTTAATAATGATATGGCTGGGTTTGTTTTCTGTGTTTCTTTTTCCCCCTTTTGTACATATTGTACTGGGTCTCCGAAAACATATGATTTCTTAAATTCAACTATTTCATAAGCATGGTTTACCAGAATTTTATTGTTTATTTCAGGTCTTATTTTTTTTGTTTTTTCTAATATCGGCTGTATTCCTTTATAGAAGTTATCAAGATATTCTATTTCTGCAACATTTTGATTATGTATTGCCAATATCTCTGGCATTTTTGCTATTATGTTTTCTGGTGTAAGTTCATCTTTTTGTAAATTACAATAGATTACTTTTCTTCCACTAAAACGATTTCGTTCATTTGCTGTAGCTGATTTTTCTTTGTTTTCTTCTCTTACCTTATCGAGAGTTTCATCGATTATATCTGGCTCTTTCTTATTTTCGTTTTCTTCCCTTCTATCTCCTCCATTTATATTGGAGAGGTCTTGCGACCTCTTGTGAATAATGGAGGATTAGAATAAGAATATAGATACTTCCCCTCCACTTAAAAATAGTATCATTCCCTTACTATTAAATATAATAGTTTTCTACCATTTTTATTATATCATCAATTCTCACATTTTCTTCTTTATGTAAACTTTTAATTGATTTATTTGCTATTTCTTGATTTTCATATTCATATTTAGTACATTCTGATACATATATAACATCTTCATCATAATGGTCTTTTACTTTATTTATCTTTTTCATATATTCCTGTTCTTCATTGTAATATCTATGAACAAAACAATCTTCCCAGTACTTGCAGTGACAACAAATATTTTCCCTTAATATCACCTCTAAATATCTTTCATAGTAAATATATGTGGGTTATCTAATATAACCTCATACAATGTAGTTGCTAATTGATTTACAACAACTTCATCTTCTTTTAAGTTTGTCATATCTAACTTTTCAAATATTCCGTGTACTAATTCGTGTAGAAATGTTTGATTTTGTTGTTTTTGGCTATATTTGCTCGCTATTCTTATTTGTTCTTTTTCGTAGTTTATTTCTCCATATAATTCACTAGGCAAACTAATTATTTCTGGCTCTTTTACTATTTCATATTCTTTATAACCTATTTTTACTTTGTTATTTTTCAATTTTATTCCTCCGATTTCCACAATTTCTTATAGTATTTTTTCTTATTTTCTATATACTGCTTTATGTTATTTGTTTCTTCAATATTCTGTATTTTTGGGCTATATTTATTATAACTATTAACCTCTATTCCTGATTTATAACCTCTAGCAAAATTTACTGTCGTATCTATATCGCTCTCTCTAATTATTGTAGGTCTATCTATTGTAAAATCTAAAATATAATACCAATTTTCGCTAGTATCTTTTGCTATATCAATGTTATATGTTTTCATATCTAAACTCCTCCTATATTCCCATTAGGCTTTATATTTCTTTAATTTACATTCTATTTCATAGACTATTTCTGTATTTATTTGTGCATTAGTAAAATTACATACTGAATACCAATCTTTACCCAGAAAATACCTGCACAACTCATTTACTGCCGTTTGTGCTTCCATAGGAGGCATACATATTCCATAATCTTTGCCATCTGTCAATTTCATAAGTCTATCACCAATTTCTTTATTACTTTCTTTTTTCTTAAATATTCTCATATTCCTAACAAACTCCTATTCAATGGTTTTGGTTTATTTGGCTTTCCTCTTTCAAGTATTATCTCTGTTACAAATAATGTTGCACTATCTGGGGCGTCATCATTTCTATTCGGGTAATCAAAGCTATATGTAGTTAAGTTTTTCATAAACCTGCCATAATCACTATTTGGCTTATAATCTTTCTTATGTTTAAAATATAGCATTTTCCTAATTGTACCTTGATTTTGATTTATTCTTCTTTCCTTAACCATTGTGCTATACTTTTCTGTAATGTTACAATAAAATATTCCTCTTTTTTCTAGCATTTCATCTAACAATGTTTTTAGTGAAGTATCTGTATTGTTTTCTATCGCTAACCAAGTAATATGGTGTTCTTCTATCTTTGCAACTATTTCATCATATAAATCTGTAATTCCCTTTTTCTTAAAGATACAATCTATCATATAGTAATTTTTTCCGTCTGTTTTACATATAGGCATTGATATATTATCTCGCCCTTTTCTTGTAGTATCTAATACAGCTAATGAATAATTGCTATATGCTGGTGTTCCATCTTCATTTACAGGAAGTCTATCAAAGTGATTTAATAATTCATCTGCAAAATCAAGTCCTTCTGCTGGTATTGGATCTTGCTGGTATACACAAGCCCATTGAAAGTCATCTGTTACATCTCTTAATTGTCTTGCTTCTTCTGTTGTCATTACTGCTTCGCAAGTAGTTTCGTCATTTTCATCTAATAAAGGTACTCTTATTACCACTGTTGAGCCATCTTTACTTTCCCATACATGCTTGAATTGCTTACTAGGAATTAGCTCTGATATTGTCTCTCTATCTTGTATAATTCTGTTTAGTATATCTTCTGGCGACCACATTGTACCTGCAAATACAAACTTCGTGCTATCTCCATCACGCCTATTTATCCAGTTTCCTGTCCATTGGTTATATATGTCTTGATGTTTCTTACTGTCTGTTGCTTCTTCTGCTCCTTTGGTCATATCGTCAAATATCATTGCTTTATTTGCTCTTTTACCAGTAACCTGTCCATCTCTCGAAACTGCTATATGTGAATGTGCTACATTTGTATCTTTCAATTTCCAGTTATATACTTCTTTTGTTGAAAATGGATTATCTCCATATTGTTGATATTCTGGGAATACATCTTTATATCTTTTATCAGTTATTAGTTCCCTTACCGTTCTACTAAAACCAGCTACTAAATCATCTGAATAAGATAACCTAATTATAGAATTATTTCTATCTACTCCAAATAGCCATGCAGTCCAGTATGTAAGCGTAACTGACTTTCCTGTACTAGGTGGATAAGAAGCCACTATATACTTTAATTTCTCTGAAAAGGTAATTTTATTTAAGTAGAATAGAAATGGCTTTAAAACGCATTTACGACCGTTCTAGCACTCTTTTTGTATTATTCATTTCCATATATTCAAAAAAGTGTTCTAATGACCTTCTTCCTGCAAATGCCATACACTTTTCATATAATTTATAATAGTCTGCTTGATATTTAATCTCACACTTTATAATTCTATTTTGTGTTGCTGGTAGCAAAAATGTAATTGCATATCTACAGGCATTTAGTTCTATCTCTTGCCTATTCTTTGCATTTTTACCACTATCAAAATACTCTAATAATAACTGATACAATGCTTCACACATTGTCAAATATGAGTATTCATCTGGTACTTTACCTTTTAATGCTGTTATTATTTCTTTTATTGTTTTTTTTAAAAAAACCTATTCTTCAAACATTTCGTCATCTCTTATTTCTTTAAAATTGTCATCAACTATTACTTGTGGACTTGTTACTACTTCCATAGCACCAATTCCCCATTGTGTTCCCATTACATAATTGCTCATAAAATAATTTATATTATTATCATTTATAATATAAAAATCGTTTGTTTTTCTACCATATTTTTCTATTGCATAACATAATTCAGGTAATGACTTGTTTACATCTCCATATTTGTATTCTTTGTCATATCTAAAACCTACTGTTACATTTACAATTATTGTCCCTGTATTTTTAGTTCTTTTACAATAAAATGGTATGTGTACTAACATTTTTATTTCATCTAAAATATTATGATAGTCTTTGTCTGATATTTTGTTTTGTATTATCTTCTCTATTCCTGCTCTTGGTATTGTTATATAACCATAATTAAAAATTATATCGCTAGGCTTGTCCTTAAAAGGATATTGTTTTCCTTCGTTGTTTTCAAAATCATACTTAATTCCTAAAAAATCTAATATTTCTACTGTATTATAAAATTTATAATCTTCCATAATTTCCTCCTACACTCTTATTTATAAATTTACTTTAAATTCTTGCTTTCATAGCCAAAGTCATAGTCTCTTGAACAATTAGGGCATATAACAATTTTATCTTTTGTTAAAATATCTCTTCCTTGCCTATCTCTGCTTTTTTCTATTCTCATATCTTCATAACCATATTCAAATATACAACCACATTTTTTGCATTCAATTACATATCTTTTATCTTCAAATGGATTAGCTTGTATTATTTTTTCTTTTAATTCTTGTAATCTTTGTTCCATTTTGTATCATCCTCCTCTAACCTTATCCATTCACATTGATATTTGCATTTAAAATAATCGTCCCACTTTTCTTTATATCTTTTATCTTCATATTTTTGCAATTCTTTTAATGCTGTTTTTCTATTTTCTTCAAGTATAGTATTAGGTAATCCACACATTTCATATATTTGCTTTTCTATTCTGTTTAATAATTCATTTTTTGCTTTTTCAGATTTATAATATTCATTTGTGCAATCTATTAAAAATCTCTTTCCTGTTATTCTTGGGTGGTTAATAATTAAATATGCATCTTGTTCTACTGCCTTTTCAACTTTATTTAATATTTCTTTTTCCCAAGTATAGGCTTGTCTATTTACTTTATTTTCAAAATATTCTAATAAAGTCATTTACCCTAATTCCTCCAATCTTCTCTTATCTCTATCATTTGTTGGAAAGCCTACTATTTCTACTAAACTATACTTTGGTAAGTCTAGTGCTATTTCTATTCTTCTTGCAGTATACGGACCTATTTTAGTAGAACCATTTATAATATTTGATATGTTTTGCTTTGGTACTTGCAATTTATCTGCTAACTGTTGATGTTTCATGTTCTTTTTTTGTAATATTAGTTCTATATATGTTCCTATTTGCATACTACACACCTACTAAATTTCTTTTTCTACACTCTTTATAACTTTTTAGGCTTAATCTATACCAATATTTATTTAAAAATAAATATCTTAATTGTTTATTGCTACTTATAGCGTATTTATCATTTAATGGGTCAAATTCTATTTCCTCTACATTATCTATTCTTTGTTCCTTTACTTCCCACTCATTTATTTCTTTATCTAATTCATTTCTTAATCTTGCAATTATTTGAACTTTCATTTTCCACATTCCTTTATTCATATATTGGCTTATATTCAACGAGCATAAGCCAAACTCGACATAGAATTGATTGTTTGCAGTACATTTTATAGTAATCAACTAACTATAAAAGACTTCCCTAGCTTCTATGTAAAGCTAAGTTGGGTGGTCAGGGTTGATAGACTTGCACTACCTTCTACAGTTTTGGAGACTGTGGTTTTACTACATAAACTAAACCGAGATATGTTTGAGGGATATTACAATACCCCTCTGCATTGAACAGGTAATTACCTTGTTCAATATATTCTATTGGTTGCGGTCGTACGATTTGCACGTCGTCTCTAGGAAAGGAGCCTAGCGAGCTTCTAATTGCTCCACCACCGCGATATTATATTTCTTTTAATTCTTTCCTTAACTCCCTTTTTTGTCTGTTTCTTATTATATGGTTGCCTAATCTTCTATTCCTTTTTGCTTGCTTTCCTGTGCAACCATAATTATACAAACTATAATCATAACTCAAATATCCTTTTATGTATCTACACTTAACCATTAGAAGATAACGCACCACCTTTCATAATTTAATTTGAGGATAAAACAACAAACTAACCTCAATTCTAACACGCTCTCTTGCTTCATATTGGTACAAAAAACATACAAATACCAATATATAGCTAGTAGTTTATATAGACCGTTGGTATGTTTTTTTCTTGGTCTATCATATAGTTGTTGCAAAATTCTCGGCTTTGCTTAACCATCTATGAGAGCAAACAACCCTCTGGAGCTTTCTGTAAGGCTTGAACTTACTTCTAAGGTTTACAAGACCTTTGTTTTACCAGTTAAACTAAGAAAGCATATACAGGAATTGCACTATGCCAACTAGTATGTAGAGGCTGATTTGCCTCTAGGCTGTGCATTCCTCGACACCTTGCATCTACTTTTGGTAGATAGGTAATTTGTGTAGGTTAGGATTTGCACCTAACATGAGCCAGTTCCCTAAACTGGATTACATACTTTCAATAAGCTGTACGTGTGACCTGGTTTCACTCCGAAACTCAACCGACAGTTCCTCATCAGCCAACCTGCCATAAAGTGTCTACTATTACCATTTAGCAATTGTCAAACACTTACCACCGACACATAATCGCCATTTGGTTTTACCATATCTAATATCAAACTAGATATGTCTATTCCACCACTACACAAAATCTATTTCACAATTCTTTAACTATATAAAGATAGTTAGTGATTGTTGAAAACTATAATATTATTGTTTCTAAATAAAACTTAAGTCTATATTTTCATATTCGGCTCTTTCTTCCAAAGTTTTTAAATAAGCTCTCATATATGCTGATTGATATCTTAATAAGTAGATTGGGCAAGTTAGTGTAAAATCTAATGTACCTTCATCATATTTATTTAACATATCATTTAATTTAAAGTTTTTTCCTAGAGTCTGTATTGACTTTTTAATAAGTCCTTTCAGAAC